AAGCACTGTGCAGGTGACCATTGTTCTCATGTGGTGTCGTGTGTGGAACCGACGGAGAAAATTGATCTTACGGTTGCCCAGAAGAAGAAGCCTCTTCCTCTTCCTCCGAAGAAGGAAATGAGCAAGCAAGATTGGATTAAAAGCCAAGTGTGTCATCAATGTGGACAACTTGGTCACCTGAAGCATCAGTGTGGTGGCAAGAAGTTGCCTTCGTCTCCTAAGAAGGCGGAGGCTCTTGTTGCTGGTTCTGCTAAGATCGACCCTAAGCCATTTCGAAACAATATGGGTGTTGCTTTGAAGGGTTCTGATTATGTTGCTCAGGTGGTTGTTTCGTGGATAGGCATTCTTGTCAATGCGCATGTCTACGAGCAATGCACTCACTTCAAGTTTGGAGACAAGGTGGTTGAGAAGACCAAGGTTGTTCTTCGTGAGGTTAGCGGAAATCGTGACCTTTTCCTGTGTCTCAAGTTCGATGGCTGTCCCAATGGCTTGCCTAAGGCTCGATTCACTACGCCTGAAGTTAACCAGAAGTGCTGGTTCTTCGCGCGTGAGGGTTTGATGTCTGAAGGCATGGTTACTTGGTTGGGTGATGGTGCCGATGGTTTTGAGATGCGGACTACGTGTTCTACTGAGCCTGGAGATTGTGGTGGTGTCTACGTCAATTCAAATGGACGAGTGATTGGTGTTCATTTTGCGGCTGGACGACCCAAGTTTGACAACCGTGCGGTTCTAGTAACCGACGGTATGCTTCAATGGGTGCCAAAAAACTAGTAAAGCACATCGGGTCTCGGTTCTATGAGATCCCGGTGTGCACGACTGGATTGCACGTGCGAAGCGTGCCACTCCAGGTCGTAGGTCAAGTTCCGTTCAGGCCCTTAGGCTCCTCTCACTTCTTGCCAGCTCCTTGGCAGGTTGACAGCCCGGACGTTGATTACGTTCCAAGTGCTATGACTTTTAATGCTCTGCGAAAAAGCTGTGCTAAAGCAGTTGATCCGTTGTTACCTTATCCTGAGTCCAAGTTAGC